TCAAGGTGCCCAAAATAGGCACTACCCACCTTAGTAAAATATTCCCAATAATAGACAAAGTTCAAGGTGGTATTGAAACATATCGCTGGGGAAGAAATTCTAAAAAAGAACTAGAACAGATATCATTACACATGGAATCCTTTGAAAAATTTGGATTGTTAATAGCATTTGTGGTGATTAAAGTACCTACTGAATATGTTGCTAAATTAGATGGTTTAGATCATGTTTATTCAAAAGGTGATTATGTTACTATTGACGCCAATGGTCGTTTAAGAACATTAAAAAGAAATGTCAATCATGGTGTATATCTATTAGATGGTGAAGTACCAATCGTTGATTGTACTGAGTCTATCTTAGGAGATGCTACCGAGATAACAGATGAACATATTGAAAAACTTTGGGAAGCAGTTGTCGCATTGAGTACAGGTAATTTAGATTTAACTATTTATCAATTCATAAACTCTGCTGCTGAAGTCATAACTGATCCAAAAAGAAAAGATATGTTCGTATACTTTAGGGATGTATTAAGAAAGTTTTCTGGTAATAAAGTACCAAAAGTGAATAAGTTAACTAACTCCAATGTTATGGCTGCTTTAATGTCAAGAATGCCAACTGAACAAGAGTTAAGAGCCAAAACATTTCCATATGAAATGGATAGGAAAAGGTATACCAACTATGCTTTAACAAAGGTTAGGCAATTGAGAGAATATTTGGGTAGGGGAGAATTTCCATCCACATTTGTCAATTATCTTTTTGAAAAGATCAACGAAGCAATAGATGATGGTAATTTTACTTCATGTGATTGGGTACATGATGATAAAACCAATATTTGGATTAGACAAAATCATACTGAATCTGGACGGTATTCAATGCGTGATTCTAAAACAGGAATACAATATAATTTGTATACTGATGAACATTATTTTGCTTTTGAAGAAGCATTAGATGAGGTAATGGCTGCTATACTTCAAGAAGTTCCAAATCCTGGTGGATACCAAAATGATTTTGATGGAAAACGGAGAGGTGTTGAGATGGCTATTCATCACTATGAAACCAAGAAAGTAGTAAAAGATTACATGGGAATATAATATGAAAGAACTAACACCAGAACAAATACAAGAGAATTGGGAAAAATTAATTCAAATTGTAAAAGATACATTTGAAGAAGGAAGTGAGCGGAGAGAAAAACTTCTCAATATGTATCATTACTTTGACGAAAGAATGTGTATGGCACCAGCTAGTGGTAAGGAACACTTCCATAATGCTCATGCCGGTGGTTACGTGGAACACGTTTTACATATCACCGATTTAGCACAGCAGATATATGAACTTTGGGATAGAAATGGAGCTATAGTTGATAACTTTACCAAAGAGGAATTGATATTCTCTGCTCTACATCATGACTTGGGTAAGGTTGGTGATTTAGCCGAGGATTACTATACACCAAATGATTCGGATTGGCATAGAAAGAATCAAGGTCTGATATACAAACATAATGGTAATCTACAATTCATGACGGTTACGGATAGAGCTTGTTGGATACTACAACACTTTGGAGTCGTCATGACAGAAAATGAATATCTTGGTTTAAGATTGACAGATGGTATGTACGAAGAAGCTAATAAAAGTTATTATGTTGCTTATCAAAAAGAAAGACAACTTAAATCTAATATTGCCTACATATTACATCAGGCTGATATGATGGCCAGTAAGATAGAAAATGACTTTTGGAAACGTGGTGATTATGCTATCAAAGAAGTAAAGAAAGAAGAAGTCAAAGTCAAGACCGAACAATCAAATGCTGCCAACCAGGCATTCAAAGAGTTATTTGGTGAGTAATATGAAATGTTATCATTGCGAATCAGAATTAATTTGGGGTGGAGATCATGATATTGATGACAATGAACCCGAAGATAACTCAGAGGGGATTGTAACTAATCTATCATGTAGTAATGAAGAATGTAATACTCACGTTGAAGTATATCATTATTTTGATGATGATGAAGTAGAATAATTAATGGGTGTTGAAGCCAATACTAATAAAACCGAGTATGTGCATCCACTCGTGGAACATAAAGCCGGACACACCCGTTATTTTGGAGAATAAATGTACTTAGAATACTTTAACAAGTTCAAGAACCAAGAGCCATATCTTCACATTGACGAGAAAGAATGGTCATACATCAAAGATACATTCGAGAAAGACGATGTAAAAGAATCTCTGGCAACAGTTGCCATGACTTATTCACCACCATACCAAGAGATAAGTCAAAATGAATGTAGAAAGGACTTTAATAAGCTAAAAGGCACTTGGGTTCATGATTTACTACAAGAAGGTGAATGGTTTGCTAGAGCTGAAAATGGATATGAGTGGCCATTAACTTACAAAGGTTCACAGAAATATATTAAGAGAAACAATACAGGTAATAAATCATCTAATTTCTTTCAACAAGAAAACAGATGGTCAGTAGATGGTACTATTTCGCCAGGTCCTTTACGGACTTGGGGTGAGTTGAAGTTTATGACTTCATTGATGGGGGCGGCCTATACATTGAAGATGGAGAAGATTGATAAATCTACATTGAGAACCATGTTAGGGTTGAGAAAATACATTTGTAGTCAATTCAAACCCAATGCGGCTAAGGCTCTGTATGATTATTTCGATGTAAAGAATGTATTGGATTTCTCTGCAGGTTGGGGTGATAGGTTGGCTGGATTTTATGCCAGTATGAATACCGAACTATATGTTGGAATTGATCCTCGTAAGGAGAATCATCCAATATATGAAGAACAATCAAAATATTATGCTAATCAGTTAGGTTTCTTTGAAACGGAGAAGAAAGCAGAGTTTCATTGCTCACCAGCAGAAGAGTTTGATTTTGACCAATATAAAGATACGTTTGATATTATCTTTACATCACCACCATATTTCAATGTAGAGCGATATAGTTATGATGATACACAAAGTTGGGTAAGGTATAAGAACATCGACCAATGGAATCAGAACTTCCTACAGAGGTCAATAGAAAATATGTGGGGCTCTTTACGTAGTGGTGGAAAGTTATGTGTGAATATTTCTGATGTGAATGCTAGTAGTCAAGGTAAGAAGAAAGGTTGGTTATCAATATGTGATCCAATGAATGAGTTTATAGATACATTTAAAGATTCTGATTATCTTGGGTGTATAGGAATGGAGATGGCCACACGACCAAATTGTATTGGTGTTGGAAATGCCGTAGAGTCGGGTGAGAGTAATAGAGAGCCGGAAATGATAAAAAGGTTCGATGGTAAATTCTGTGAGCCTGTGTGGGTGTGGGAAAAGAAATAATTTTGTATTTCCCACGAGAAGAAATACAATGTTAAATTTATAGATTTATATTTATAGACATGAACAAGGCTGATAAATCAGAATTTGACCTAATACATAACAAGATAGATGTTATTAAATCAGATATAGACGATTTAAAAAATTCAATGGTCATAGCTCACAATAAAACAGATGATAATCTACGGTTTATCAAAGAGAATATGTTCAATCCACACGAAGGACTATGGGCCGAAACAAAACTCAATAGTCAATTCAGAGAAAATACAACTAAATGGCGTGGTGTCATTGGTGTTGGTTTCATCGGTCTAATCATAGACAAATTCTGGTCAGTATTTAATTAAAGAAAAAGCTTGACTTGTATCGTTTTTTGTTGTATATTCACGTATGACAAAAAAGGAAAAAACGATGAACTTAACTGATGTAAAAATATTTGAAATGGCGACAAAGAATGCTCTGCCATTTGAAATGATAGAAGTTAAAAAACTAACCTACACAAAACCAAAATTTGTTGAAACGTCAAGAGTATTGACTTACAAACTAACAGGTGAAAAATACAAAGTAATGAAAGTAGTTGATGGATACTTTGAAAATAAAGTAGTTAGTGGGTTTAAAAATATGTCTCTAGATTGGAAAGATGATGACGTATTTGATAAGTTGATTTACAATGAATTAAAAAAAAGTAAAAATAATGCTTGACTTATATAGGGTTTTAGTGTTATATTCATATATGACAAAAAGGGAAAAAACAAACAAATGAGTAAATATTCAGATTTTTGGTTTGATAGACAAACCGAAGTAAATGACTTTCTTGCCACCATTGGTACGAAAGAAGATGATATTGTTATTAACAAACCTAAAAAAGACCACATGGGTTTGGCTGGTCATAAAAGAGCAATCGGTAATTTTGTCCGTATTGTAAGTGGGGAAAATATCCCTGTTAAATTCATGACTCGTGGAGATTCATTCACAGATGGTAAATCAGTTACCATCAGTTCTAACATTAATGAGAAAAACTTTGACCACGTTGTTGGTCTGGCTCTTCATGAAGGTTCTCATATTGCTTATAGTGATTTTGAAGTATTCAAAGAAGTGAGAAATCTAACCAAGATACGTAATTGGGATTTGACTCCAGCGAGAATGGAATTTCTCCGTGGGATGATTAATTACATTGAAGATAGACGAATTGATTCGATTGTGTTCAAATCTTCACCTGGTTATAAAGGTTATTATCACACTTTGTACTCCAAGTACTTTAACAACAAAAAAATTGGTAAAGGATTGAAATCCACGATGTATCGTGATGTTGATTTTGAATCTTATATGTTTAGAATTGTTAACTTCACTAATGAAGGTACTGATTTAAATGCTCTTCCAAGACTATTGGACATCTATCGTTTGGTGGATATGAAAAACATCTCAAGACTAAAATCTACTGATGATGTCATTGAAGTGGCAAAGTCTATTTGTGATGTTGTTTTCAAACTTGTGGATGAAAATAAAGGTGATGGAAAACCTGAAAATGGTGAAGGTGAAGAAGATTCTGAAGGTGAAGAAGAAAATGGTAGTTCATCTAATAATAAAGGTGGTGGAACTGAAGTAGATAGTGGTGATAAAG